GTTCCCGATCGTTTTAATAACGGCGAGAAGTTGGCAGTCAATCAGGCCATGACAGAGATGCAACAATTCGTGCCTAAGCGCTCTAATGCATTACGGCAAAGTGCCACGTTAAACGTGAGTGGCCATTCAGTCGTTTATCATGCTCCTTACGCCAGGGCACAGTTCTACGGCATAATTAACGGCCATAAGGTCAAGCGCTACACCACGCCTGGCACTAGTCGACGCTGGGATTTGCGTGTAAAAGGTGATAGCCAAAAGATGGGCAACATCGAAAAAGCTTTCGTTGAAGGGAGCAAATTATAGATGGATTTAGTAGAAAGACTGGTTGAGTCGATTAATGAAACGGTCGACCTGCCATATAAAGTTATTGCTGGGTATATGCGACCGGGGGAGTGCATAGCATTGGCGCCTGATCCAGGGTCGTCAACACTCGATGAAGATTGGTCGGGTAATAAGACAAAGCGCATGAATTACACGATTGCAATGCGAACGAAGGACGCGGAACTGGCTGATAAGTTCATGTGGGATATAAGTAACTACCTTGAAACAGTTGATGATATACCAAGCAATGACGACAGCTATATTTTTGAACAAATTGAGCAGACCGGATTGCCTAGCATGTCCGAACAGGATGAGCAGGGCTACACCGATTACATGCTCAATTTTTTTGTACAAATTATTACCAATACAAGAAAATAGGAGGATTTATTATGCCAGATTTAAAACGCCCAGAAAACTGGGTCAATAAATTAGAAATTGATATTAATGGGGGACAAGACCCTGTTGCTGATGTAGATAAAGCAGAATTTGCAAATATTGCGGAAGGCATTTCCGGTATTACACCAGCTGCGAATGCAACTTCCGAAACTACTGCATTTTGGGCTGACAAAGGTTGGCAAGAAACGGATGAAACGGGTAAGCGTGTAACGTTTGCCATCACTGGTCAACGTGTAGTTGGAGATCCGGCTCAAGATTATATTGCAGCACGTTTCATGGCTTATGGGGATGCACTCCGTACATTGTGCCGTTGGACAGACCAAGCAGGTAACGTCATTGTTTCAAATGCGACATTAACATCTATCGTGCCATTTGGTGGAAATGCCAACGCTCGTCAAACATTTACATTTACGCTATCTCTTAATGGTAAGCCTGTCTCATCTGACGGAGGTACTAATAATGATGACGGAACAGGTCAGAACGGTATTATTTCAGGAGATGGTGGTAACAATATCTCGGGAAAATAGCTTCCCCGTCCGGTGTCTCAACTACACCGAACAAAGACGGGGCAACCGTTAATGCTAATTAGGAGGTGCCAACATGGCAGACAGAAGTAATCAATCATTAGTCGCGTACAAGGATGGCAAGCCAGTTGCACAAGGCGACACCGGCACGTGCCAGGTTGCTATCACAGGATTAGCACCAGGCACTAAGGTAGCGGCTGGTGATTACCAGGTAGCATTTACAGATGGGACGAACACGTCCGATAAGGTCGATGTACCAGCTTTTAACGTCCCAGACGCAAGCGTAGCAGTTACTGGCGTAACGCTATCACAAAAGACGGCATCGATGAAAGTCGGTGACACAAAGCAGGCGACGGCTACAGTTGCACCAGAGGACGCTACAAATAAGAAGGTGACCTATGCTTCGGACAACGAAGCTGTGGTCACTGTAGCCGACGACGGCACAATCACAGCAGTGGCTGAAGGCAAGGCTAACGTCACCGTCACAACGGATGATGGTGGACTAACTGACAAGTGTGCGGTAACTGTTACCGCCACAGCTTAATATAACAATCAAAGTCGCCGAATAAATTCACAGTACCGAATTGGGGCGGCCATTAAATAAGGAGCGAATTAACATGGCAATTAACATTAACATTGATAATCAATTAGGACTGGTTTACTCGTTTAGAATCGCAGGCAAGGAACGCAAATTAACCTATGATGACGAATGCGCCTTAGAGATTCAACGGGTCGAATTGACTGTAACTAAATCATTGCAAAATCTCGACAAAATAGATGAGGACGAATTTAACGAGATGCCGGTTGAGGATCAACTAGATTTTGCCCGTGATGAATATGCAGAAATTCGGGATGCTATTATTCCATTCTTCGATAAGTATTTCGGTGACAACGCTGGTCAAGAAATTTACGAATACTGCCATAACTCAACTCGTGGACTAGCTACAATTTTTGGTGAAATTAACAAATACCTTGATCAAACAAAAATCAAATCAAAGTCTAAAAAGTAGGCGATAGTCATGTTGTCACTGACTGACAGGCTTGAATCAACGTTGAGAACAGAAGCCGGAGAATTGCCAGTCAATCTAGCTTTTAATACGGTTTTAGACTGGTATAAAGTTAGTGAAAATGAAGATTTTAGTATTATGCAGAAAGTCAAAATTGGCTGGCAATTATTTTTTAATGGCCAAAAATTAGAATTTGATAGCGAAAATGACTATGAAATAGCTGCCAAAGCATTAGGTGATCTTAGTGATTATATCAACCAAGATCCCTATAACGATCCGGATGATTATCAAGCGGAGCAAAAAAGTAGTCCATCAAATAAATTATTTAGCTACACACAAGACGCAGAGGCAATCTATGCGTCTTTTATTTTTGATTACAACATTGACCTGCTGGATGAAATGGACAAGATGCGGTGGGAGAAATTTAGAGCACTCTTTAACAACCTATCACCCAAATCTCCGTTCAAACGTATCATTGAAATTCGTCAACGTAGCACTAAGGGACTTGAAGGCGAAGAATTGGCTAGCTTGCAGGAAGCACAGAATTATTATGCGCTTAAGGGTCAGAGTACAAGTTCTGTTGATGAAGCGATTGGTTCAATGTTCAACATGTTGATGACGCAAATCAAACAAGGTCAATAGTTACAGAAATAAAGAGAGAAGGGAGGTAAATAAATGGCAGATGGAACAATTAACATCGACGTGCTACTGCACAAGGAGAAGTTCCTCCCGGATTATGAATCAATTAAAAATCTGTTAACCAATCTAGGGTCCAACACTGGTGACAAGATGGATCAGGACTTCACGGCAAACGCCGACAAGATGGCCAACAAAGCAAGGTCTGCTCATGATCGCATTCGCGAAGAGATGGGCAAGACGGTTAAGCAAGTTATAAAGGCAGATACGACCGAATTTGACGAAAAAGTTAGTCGTGCTGACCGGAGCCGCCAAAAGTTCAAGAACCCGGTTAAACAGAGATTTAAGGCTGATTTCAGCGGCTTCAATCGTGGCATCAAAGGTGCGACAAGGCAGATTGACACGCTTAAGGAACACACCCACCGAATTCGTGAAGTAATGGCCGGAACCTTCGCTGGAACCTTAGTTACTAACGGGATAATAGGCATTGTTAACGGATTAAAAGCGGCTACCAAAGCCGGTATGGAGTTCAATAAAGAGCAAGATACCATGCGCACCGTGTGGACGGCATTAACGACCGAAGCACCACGTGACGGTAAGGAACTGGTCGACTACATTAATAACCTGTCGCAACATTCTATCTATGCGGCCGACACCATTGACCGAATGGCACAATCTTTCTACCACGTCCATTCAAACGTTAAAGAAACGAAGGACTGGACTAACGCATTCGTTGCCCTAGGTTCGACGCTCCACATGAGCAACGACGCACTGGCCGAATCAGGTGAACAATTCACCGATGCGCTGGACTATCTAGGCAAGAAGTACAAAGGCGGTACGGCCGAAGCAATGACTTCGTTCCAAGGTATGACCATGTACATGCAATCCAGATGGCAGGTGCTGACTGGTAAAATCATGAACTCGTCTTTCAAGCTCACCAAGAGTGCGGCGAAGGATCTACGTGACCTTATGTCTGACGACATGATGGAAAAGTACGCCAAACTGGTGTCCGGAGCAATTAGCAAGGTTACCGAAGGCGTCGCTAGCATGGTGCACTATATTGACAAAAACAAGTCCAGCATTGTTGATATCTTCGGTTCAATAGGGGAAATCGTTGGGCTAGTCGGTAAAGGTGCTTGGGATGAGATTACTGGGATGTTCAAGATGATTCCAGGCGTCAAGTCTGACGGCATTAAAGGAGTTGCTGAAGGGCTAAAAGAAATCGCTAAGCATAAAGATGCTGTGGAAAACGTTGGTAAAGTGCTAGTGACGTACTTCATGGCCAAGAAGATGGTTAGCGCGGCTCACACGATTTGGGACATCTACAAAGGCTTAAAGGGTATTGCTAGCATACCATTTAAGGCGATAAAAGGTGTTTTTTCATTATTAAAACCCAAAAATATTAAATTAGACGTTAAATGGGTCGGACAGAAGACGCTGAATATAGCTAGAGGTGCAGTTACCGCATTTGGAAAAATGAAGGCAACTGCTATAGCTACTGTAAAGTGG